GCCCAACGTGGTCTTGGTGTCTTTTGCTCAACCCATCCTTGGAACTTTAGACCCGAAGATATTCAGGGCGGTACTATTGCAAATATCTTAGAAATTCCCGGTGGCTCTGCTTATTTTGGTTTACCCGGTGGTTGTAGAACGGCCCCTGATGGTGTTGATTGCAGTCTTTTTAGATATAATTCCTGTCCAAGATGTGAAAACTGGGATAGAATAGAAAATTTAGGGCTAGTTTATCCTGAATATTATGATTATCTACCTACGGGCGTAACTCTTACGGCCCTATTTAGACCAGTTATTTCTCCTTTACGGGCTAGCGGTGTTTGTTCGAACGGTAGTGTCTGTAGCCGAATTGATATTGATTGCGGGACGGCTTGCTGTGAATGTGGATTTGCCTATGAAGAAACGGGTGGTACTTGCTGCATAAGTGCTAAGGTCCACCATCCCTTTACACAAACCAGTACCTATTCGCTAACAGAAGCGGCTGATAGTACCAGACAGAAATGTGCGGCAGATACAAGTTTAAACGGCACCTTGTATGATTTTTACAATGTGGGAGGACAATGTACTTTCCCTCCGGGCGTTTGTGATGGGGTAAGTTGTTGTGATTCGTTTGGTGCTTGTTGGAATGGTAGTAATTCTCATTCATTAAGTATCAATTTAACACGAATTGTTACAACTTGTGGATGTACTATCAATGGTGGTACCAATGTTTGTTTTACTGAAAATAATAGCATAAGCACTTCTTGTGCAGGTACTTTCTGTACTTCCGGCGTTTGGATTGATCCAAGTCAACCTAGCAATCTCACCTACTGTTTTAGTTGTCAAGATTTCCCATCGCCTCTTAATGTTCCAACTGGCACTTTTGCTTTAGGTGGATGTAATTTTGGATGTGATGGTGATGGTTCAACTTGTTCTCCACGCGGAATCAACTATGTTGAAAATTGTGGAGGACAGGGCACTTACACTTATACTAAAACTTTGAATTCATGTGGTTATGGTACTACGTCTTATGTGGAAAGTAGGGTTTCGAGTGGAAACGCAAGCCCCAACGTCTGTAGTCCTAGTCCATATAACTGGACTGGTACATGTAGTTTAACAGTATTAACGGATGATGCAAAACCAGTATGGGGTGACTGTCCCACAAGCGTACCAACGAATGGTAAAACGTATATTTATATTAAGAATTGGGAAAATAATGTAGCCACGTTTGATTGTGGTTATCCACAAGTGGGCTATGCCTCCGGTGTAGGGGCAACTGATTCTAGATTCTTAGGATCAACTGGATGTACTTAAGGAGTTAAGAATGGGATGTAATTGTAATAAAGGGCAACCAACACCAATGTTTCAGGGTGGAGCAACTCATGTTGCCCATAATCTTTTGGAAGCATTTAAACAGCAACCAAATAAGGTGGAATGGTTAAAAGAGGGGGCGATGGGTATCGCTAAATGCATTACCGGAGATAAATCTTATAGCGATGAGGATATTAAAAAGAATAGGGATATTTGTCGTAATTGTGAATTTTCTACCAAGAAAGATGGGAAGATGACTAGTGCTTCGCAATGTAGTAGGCCCGATCCTAATAAAAACAACGCTCCTTGTAATTGTTTGTTAATTTGTAAAACTCAAACAGGAAAATGTGACAAATGGACTCATTTAACTATAGAAGGTAAATAATATGGGATGGCCCGAACATAAAAAAATTAATTTATTAGGACAAAGATTTGGAAAACTTTTAGTGATTTTTGAAGATTTTAAGACAGATTTGGATAGAAAGTGGTTATGTTGGTGCGAATGTGGTAAAATAACTAGTGTGAAACAAAATTCGTTACGACAAGGATTAACAACCTCTTGTGGTTTTGGTGATTGTCGGTATTTAAGGAATGATTTAAAAGGTATACGTTCTGGCAAATTGATTGCTTTGAAACCCGCCCCCAATCACAAAGGTGGTACTCGATTATGGGAAGCCAAATGTGATTGCGGTAATTCTTGGGTAGGACGAGGTTCTTTATTAAAACACCATAGGGTTTTAAGTTGTGGCTGTTTATTAGAATTGTCTAACAGTAATAGATTGAAATATGGTAAACTTGGTGAGAAAAAACGAGAACGCAAATTTTGTCAAAAAGAATTTGATTGGAAAACAGGTGTAAAAGATAGAGACAAAAGAACTTGTGTTATTTGTGAATCTAAACAAAGAATTGTTGCTCATCATCTAGAATCTTTTCATTGTAATTTACATCTAAGATATGATTTAAATAATGGTATCACTTTGTGTTTTGGGTGTCATAAAAAATTTCATTCTGAATACGGGCAAAAGTATAATACGCGATTACAATTTGAAGAGTTTAGAATTAAATATTCTACTATTATTCGAACATAATCCTAAATAAATTTTAATGGTGTATATAGTGTATATTACTGTGGTGCGTAATTATGCTAGATATACTTATAAGCAACTTTGATTTAATCGTAAAGATTGGTACGGGCATTTTAGCACTTGTACCTGTTGTTTTATTCTTTAAATCTAAAGTCATCAAACCTTTAACTAAAGTACTTAACAATATCAACAAGATTGAACAAATATTATATTTACTTGGTCCTAACGGCGGAAAGAGTCTTTATGATAAAATAGTGAATATAGATTATAGACTTGCCAAAGCAGAAGCACGCAGCAAAAGTTTAATTGCGGCGTTAGAAATTGCGGAATGGCAAAGTAACGTAGAAGGTGAATGTATTTATGTCAATTCAGCCGCTTGCCAATTACTCAATAGATCATCCGAAGATTTCCTCGGAAGAAACTGGGTTAATGTTGTCGCCCACGAAGATAGAGAACGAGTTATTGCAGAATGGGACACAGCCGTTAAGGAAAAACGAAACTTTATCTGTTCCTACGGTTGGCTCCACTCCAACGGGGGAGTTGTGGAAATCAATGTTGAGGCTCAACCAACGTTTGATAGCGGCCATAATATAACTGGATGGATTGCCGTAGTAAGACCCCAAAATAAATAAGGGGCCGTTTGGCCCCTTTATTTTAATCACTTTGTTTATTATTTCCCGTTCCTCCCGGTGTGTACTCTTCCGTACACATAGGCACAACAGTTTGTCGGAACAATTCAGCAAGAATAACAGCATCTCCTAGGAAGAGATTCACTCCTCCTCTTGAAGAAACGGTGCCCTTCTTCTGACTTAAACTAAAGGCGAAGCCACCATTTTCATTCGCCTGCAAATTAATGATGGTACTATCCTTCGAATCCTTGTTAGAGGTATGGAATAAACCCTTTTCCCCTACCGTTTGGGTTCGACCTAAAAGAACACTAAGCATTGCCCCGATATCGCTTAAACCCAGTTTTGCGGTAATCTTCTTACTAAAATCAAAACTACGCTCACCATCGCCGCTTTGAGGGGCAACGGCAGCAAACCAGCAGCGATTCTTATCACTGTAATCAAAGGTTGCCGCAAAACCATTACCAGACTTATTTGGACGCCAAACTGAATAACTTAACTTACTTGCCATATCAACTCCTTATTTGAAATCTGCTGGGATATTAAACTTCCCATTTTTACTAATCTGCCAATCACTAAGTGCCCCAATGATTTGGGCACCATCTTCAATATTAAGATCTTTCACATCTTTACCTACGATATATTTAACTGCTTTGACAGGATCAATTTCTATATTTTTACAAATTGTCTTTATAGTATTCTTTTGATGTTCCTTCATTGGAGGAACCGAATCTCTCTGCTTATTTGCTCCGGGGGGAGCAGACATTTCTTCAATCGTAAGAACCTTTAGATTCATAATCTTTCGTAAAGCACGACCCTCGGCCATTGTAGATGCTGTCGCAGACGGATGTAATGAGTAGGGGCGAATCGTATTACCATCGTAACAATCGGCCACTTCGTCATACACACAAATTTGATCAGGCAAATCGTTCAATTTATATGTTAAAGATACTCTAATTGTTGCCATGCCCGAATAATCATTTTCCATACTAGCGGCGGGTGCCTGTGCTACACTTCTAGTCATCGAAATAATGGGACCAACTACATTATGAAAAACTCGACGTAATCCATCGGCCTTTGGATAACGTTTACCATCCTCTTTGACAACAAACTCATTATCCCACAATTGATCTAAAACCCAATCAGTCCATGCGGGATCATTAAATCTACGATGTGTTAAACTTTCAGTTACTTCTGGCGTCTTGCTCACGTACTACTCCTATTAATTGTTCAATGTTAAACGTGTGACATACCTTATTTGGTACTTTAAATCTAAACATCTTCTCTAAAATATTATTATGAGCGGTTGTATGAGAGAAACATACCGTCCCAGCGACCCGAATCTCTTCTAAAAGATTCGCTGGTAAGAGCGAGAGATACATGAGATCGTAAACATAGAATAAAACCTTTGCCCCATCAATTCTTATGGCCTGTTGCCATGTAGCATAATCGGTAACTACTAAATACCCCTCGTGATTGTCCAAATGAGGACGTTGAAATAAACTTGTGGGAGGTACAATTATGGGCAAAGAATGTTCGAGCGTATATAAGTATATGTCGATATTTTGGGGTTTTCCAAAAAATTCGTTTAAATTCTTCAAAAGGCCGAAGGCCATCTGGGTCTGATTGAATTTACTAAGGAAAATGCCAAATTGAAAGGGCGATTTATAGAGAGGAACAATAGATTGTTTGGCGGCTTTGGCTGCCGCACTATTAAGTTGAATGCTCATTAATATAGTTCCTTTTAATTTCTTCTACTACTTTATTCATTGTATATCCGTACTTAATAGTTAGGTTCTCACCGTGTAAGCGGTACATAAATAGGGGTTCGGGGATGTGCCAAAGGATATATTTACGAGCGATACGAAGCCACATTTCATAGTCCTCAGCCACTAGGTATTTTTCATTAAATAGGCCGACCACACCTTCTTTAAATACTTCTGCCCTTATTACGGAATTAGTACTCACAATACAAGTTTGCCAAAGAAGGGCAAAATCATAGGGGTGCTTAAATTCCCGCATCGTTTTACCCGATCGAAGATCCATCTTGTCATAGTCGGAATAAACTAATCCTACTTCAGGGTTCTTTTCCAGAACCTCAACTGATTTTTGAATCTTATCTTTGTAGTAGTAATCATCAATATCAAGAAAGGTAATAATATCGCCCTTAGCGATTTTAATGGCAGAGTTCCTCGCCCCGCCCGGCTTACCATTTGTTTCCCTTTTCACAAAGTGAATAGGGATCGGCCCCGTATATTTTCCTATACATTTTTCTATTAATTCTACTGAGTTATCTGTCGATTTATCATCGACAACTATAATCTCAGAAGGCAACATTATTTGCCCAAGTAAACTATTAAGTGCAGATTCAATAAACTTACCCTGATTAAAATTTGTTATTACCGACGTAATCACTTCGTAATCCTTATATAGAAGGCTTGTCCTATAATCCCCTTTTGCTTAATCTTAAACCCTATCTGCCCCATAATATTTTCTGTTAGGTTCAATGTATATAGGGATCGGTGGGGTAACTTGGGATGCCCATAAACTACTTGATTAAATTCCTCAATAGATATATTGCCATAGGCTAAGGTATTGGCAAGTTGTTCGGCATGAATACCTTGGAGGTATAGACTACCTCCGACCTGTAGGGCGTTATAAAATTGAGTGAACAAGTTCCCTATTTGGGAAAAGTGGACGAGTTCTAGGGAAGTATTAAGTCTGATTTCCTCGACTGTATTATCCTTTATTCCTAATTGTTGAAAGTTTCTAAAATCAAATTGCTGAATTTCAGCATTCACTGGATTCATGTCATAGTTTTTCCATCCAGTTATAAAGTCCTGCCCGCACTGAAAGTTTAATTTCATATTTTCTCCAAGGTATTATAGAACACATTATTCCAATTTTCCACGAAGTTCTGTAAAGAGAACTTCTCTTCTATTGTTTTACGGGCATTCGCCCCTAATTCTTTTGCTAATTCTGGTTCTGCTACTAATTTCTGACAAGCCTTAACAAGTTCCTCTGGATCATTACTAATGTACCCATTATAACCATTTTTAATAATCTTAGGTAATTCCTGCTTAGCCGTAGTGACTATAGGAAGGCCAATCGCCATTGCTTCTAGGACCGATAGGGGGACTGGGCTAAGTTGGGAAGTATTAAGGTAATATCTATATTGTCCTAAAGTACTGGCTATCGCCACGGGATCTTTAATAGATTTTGAGAGGCCCGGATTATCCCCAACCAGATCGCATTGGATTTGTTTTAAGAGGCTCTGATATAGACCCCACCCGCAGAACACATCGCGGCTTGGGAATTGATTGACCATTGTTACGCCCCTTGGGAGAGCACCTGTATATCCCTTAAAGACTTCGGTGTCAATTCCATGAGGAATTATGATGCCGTTAGGATTTCCCCAAGTCGCTCTATTGTGTTCGGTAATGTAGACGTTAGTATGCCCAATCCATTGTTTAATCCCATCTAACTGTTGCTGACTGACCCCCGGCGGCGGTTCTGTATGGTCTAAAACGATTAGGGGAAGATTTAGTTTTTCTGCAACGGCGTTAAAAAAGGGATAATACATGGACCTGTTTTGGCATAAAACAAGATCAAATTCTATATCCGCCTTTGTATGTTCGGCGGGAATATTAAACATGTAGTGGTTAGCAGGCATGGGGCGTGTATGATAATCCCACTTTTTGAATGGGGGTCCACCTTGGATTGCTCCTGCTAACATGTAAAAATTGTGTGGAACATGAGCTAACATGCCTGAAAAACCCTCATGAATTGCTGAGGTTAGTATATTTAACTTTCTATTAGGTTTTTCTAACAATCTACGCATTACCGATAATTCACGAGTTAGCATCTAAAAACCCCAATTCTTTTCTTTTGTTCACCACAGCAATAACTGCTTCTTCTTGAGAATCAAATAGTTTATTGTATACTTGTTTATAATTAGACATGATTACTGCTCGCCATTTTTTATGGCTTTTATACCAACAAACTCCTCTAATACCAGTTTTACTAGTGCTATAAGCACCTTTTCTATTTTCATTATTTTGTTTATTATTAACTAAACGTAAATTTGATTTTTTATTATCTAATCTATTATTATTGATGTGATCAACTTGCATATTTTTAGGAGCATTTAAAACAATTCTATGTATAAAATATGTTTTTTGTTTAGTATAACCTCTAGCATAACCTTTATTTGTGCTTAATTTAAAATGTTTGATCTTATCCCAATCTTCATCATCAATAATTAAATCACCTTTGTAGCCGGTTTTAGTAATTATAGGAATAATCAACCTAAAACCTCCTTGAATTTGGCGGCACAGCCCGCTAAATCCCATTTGGACAACCAAGTTGTCCGGTTATACCGAATCTTACCTGTGCGGTACGCATTTTGCATTGCAAATACTGCATGTTGAATTGAAGGATTAAACCATTTCTCATGGCAAGTATATAAACCGGGATAGGGGCACTGGGCCATATTCTTAACAAATTCGACTTCCCCATCTAATAGTGTTACCCCTTCCTTTTCACCCATAAGGTATTCTGTTTGCCCACCACCCCCTGCCACTATAACAGGCTTGCCCTCACCCATTGCTTGATAGCAAGGGAGATTCCATGCCGCTCCGCGTTCTAAAGAAATAAAACAATCTCCGGCATTGTGAAATTTCTGAAGTTCTACTTCGTCTAAGTATTCGGCAACAAGATAAACAGGAGGATAAATATCTACATTATGTTTCTTTAATTGGCGTTTAAGATTATTAATCTCATGTTTAATTATCTCCACGGATTTTGCCGTAGGCTGACCATCGCAGTAGCACTTTAGAATAAGGGCAACCTTATCATACTTGGTGAAAGATAGAAAATATGCTTCAACAAGCCCCATAATATTCTTACGATAGGAAAAGTCTCCGACATTAAAGAATACAAAAGTTTCCTCTGGAAATCCAAAATCCATACGGTCTACAACCGATGAATAAGGATTTACATAAGGAATGGGCACCTTCTTAATAGGTTTAGTCACTCCCGAACGCTGAGCCGCCTCTATGTTTTGATCACAGCAAACCCAAACTTCATCCATTAAATTAAGGTTATATTGCCAATTCGAAGGGCGGAAATGAGAAGTTTCACAAAAGAAATAACCAATATTCTTTGCCCCAGCATGGTAAACCATTAAGGGTGGAAGGTAGTTTTGGATGACTACGTCAGGTTTATGCCTGACAAGTTCCAATTTCTGTATGTCTGGATAAGCATCTACTCTTTGCCCAGTAAGTTTTACTGTTTTTGCTTGTATAGCGTATCCAGCTTTTTGGATACATAATGCAGTTTTACTAGCAGCATCACAGTAACCTGTAGAATCATAGAATGGACCGACGTATGTTATTTTGGGATTGTTCATATCGAGATAACCATTTAACGTATTTTCTTTCTAAATATAAACTCGTGTCTTTATACAAAATTTCACCAAGTTTTATTCCGTATTGACCATTAGCGTGCATGGAAAAAATTTTGCCTTTTTTACAAATATTACTTTTAATTTCCACCGTTGTTTTTAAATATTTTTTAAATTGTTTGCAAATATCTAAAGAACCTATTAAATGAATATTAAAATAACCATTTTTTCCACCTTTTTTGTTACAAACACATCCGTCCCCATCTATCATTCCTCTCCAAAAGTGCCGATTATAAACTAATATATTATTAGCCTTCGCATTAAAACTTTTATTTTCTGTTACATTAAAATTACTGATTAAATCTTTATATATTTTTTCTGAACAAATTTGCAAAGAAACAACATGTATTTGTGTACCATTACAAATAATACGCTTTCTTTCATAAATAGGTTTATTAGTATTTAAAAACTTTTGAAAACGTTTTAAATGTTCAATATCTTTATAAGCAATTTCTAAACTAAGAACATATTGATTGCGTCCTTTATATCTAATATTCCCATCCGCCATAAGAAAACCAGCCCAATAAGCTGATTCATCTGTAATTTTAGAAAAAGCATTTTCATTTAAGGAATAAAGTCTGTTAGACTCTCCTCTTTTTCTCATTGTTATTTTATTGCGTCTCAAGATATTACATATTGTTCCATCGGTAGTATTTAACGAACGAGCAATTGTTGTACTGCCTTCTCCCCTGAGATATCTATCGCAAATTTTTTTTTCCGGCCATTTTGTTTTGTTCATTACATTTTATACACTTAATCCGGTGTCATCATGTTATTCATATATTTAACTTTCTAGAAAATTATGAACCTGTCGATTAATTTTTTCCCTACAATCAGAATCTAAATTCCTAGAAAATTTATAAGCTTTATACCATTCTTCATTAAATACTAAAACATATAATTCCATTAAACTTTGAATATCACCTATCCACCAATAAAAATATTTCTTTGAAATTTTCCTACTGCTGCTTGCTATACCTAACAAATCCTGTAATTTACTATATTCTGTTTGAGCAATTTTTACAATTTTATCTTTTTTAGTCGTTAGACTCATATTTCTTTACTCTCAATCATTTTAGCCAATTTCAATACTAAATCTTTAGAAATAATAATGGTACTTTCCCAACTTGGATTTATATAGTTCCAATGAGTCAGTAATATTTCATTTTTGTCTACGTCGTAATAAATGTCTTTAGGTATACTGTCGGTTTTAAAACGTCCTAAATGCTTTAATTTTGTTTCACCCATTAGATCTTCACCACCTTGGAGGCTGACTGTGTTAGCCCACATCTCATAGATTCTAGCATATTATTCTGATTAATCTGTCCTACTATAAATTGAACGAAGTTCTCTCGATTGTATGGCTTATGCATCATTCGCCCATCTTCTAATTGCTGAGGTTCAAAACCTTGATCTAATATCTGAGCGAATCGTCCCCCAACATCGTGGAACATACGAGGTTTGCGAAGAACATCCACTAATGCCCAGCGGACAAAGTCCGCATTGGATAATTGTTGATTGGGCAAAGCCAAATTTTTAATAATATAGGGTGGGGCATCCCAAGTCTGACGACGGTCTAAGATAGGAGTCTCATCTATAATATTTTCCCAGATTTTTGCAATATTGGGCCAAGCATACTGTTTTACTACCCAATCTCTTGCTTCTTTACCTAATTTATCACGATATTCCGGCGTAGCCGTAAAGAATTTGTAGAACAATTGGGTTGTAGCCTCATTATCTGGAATCGCCCTTAATTGATTGGTTTGCGTAATACATTCTTGATTAAACTTAGCAACAGGAATCGGTAAGCCGCCGGGTGCATGAGCCTGTTCTGACATACCAGAATAATCTACTTGTGCCGTAGGAACACCGCAAGCTTTAGCATCATTACCGCACATGCCCCAACCCTCACAAGTCGAAAATTGGACATACAAATCAGGCATTGCCATAATATCAGCCAGTTGTTCTCGTTCTAGGCCAATGGCTGTATTTGGGAGCCGGAGGCTTGATTGATGGCAATGACGACAAATAGTACGATCACCTTGATAGAATGAAGGATAGAACGTTTTACAAGCGTCACACATATAGGTAAAAATTACCTTGTGACCCAATCCGTGATTGCGGATTTCCTTGGGTAAGTCCCAACCCATATCAGGATTCGTCGTATGAAGGTGAAGATAAGTTTTTTGGGCGATATCGTCACGACCGTTAGCACGGCAGAGTTCCAAAAAGGCGTTAAACGCCTTCATAAGTTCGGGGAAGAGTTTACGGGGCTGATTCCGCATCACCGTTTGTATGATAAACACATCCCCTTTAACACCAAATTGCTCCCGCAGTTTTTGCTTATCTTTAGGTTTAAAAATATTGATATCGGTGCCCGGCGAAGCAACATCTCGTACTTTTGTTCGCCCATTACTTACTCTTTCTATTAAATTTTTAGCCCAATAGGAATACGTTAATAAAACATCGTTGTTCTTGTAACTGCGTAACCACTCATCTTTTTGAGGTTCACCATCACAAGTAACCATTTGAAGATGTTTAAAATTATTACGATAGGGTGTTTGATGAATCCATTCATTCATCCAAATGTCAGAAATTGAGATCGTAAAATCGGGCTTAAAATCAAGTGCTGCCTCATTAAATCTCCATAGACCAAATTGATTAATTTTATTTTGAGCATATATCTTTTGTTCTTCAACATTGTTTGGATCGGGTTCATTAGGATATACTTTCCAAGGGACATTGCCAATTTTGGGATGGGCTTTGCTGGCGTAAACACCGATCTCAGCAATTTCATATTTGCCCGTCTTATATAATTCGGGAATTACATAATGGCCATAAGTAGCAAAACCAGTAGAAAGTTCGGAAAACTCGTTTACAAAAAGGATACGTTTCTTACTCATACTTCTTTCCAATAGATCTTCAATTTGTTGAAAATCTTCTTTAATTCTAATCGAGTTGATTCATCAGATCGCCCTAATCTTTTAGCGATTTCTTTAATTGTATGACCGCCTAAGTAAAAATTCAGGAGAAATTCATCATTTTTTGATAAAAATGTGGTTTTATCTATATTATAATCAAGATTCTCTATTTTATATGCTTGGGCAAGATCTTTTCTACTCGATAAACCTATTAGTTTTCTTAAGTACCCCTCTGTTGTGCCCAATTCTTTAGCAATATCTTCAATATTTTTAGTTTTACATAAGAGCCTATATTGAGTAAGTAAGTAGACTCCACGTTTCGAAAGGGCTACATTATTAGTGTGCTTATTTATTAATTCAGAAAATTCATTTCGTAAGCAATGAATAATGTAATTAACCTTTGAACCCTTTTCTTCCTTATAACTTGACAGAATTTTATCTAAGACTAAACAACCTTCGGCGTATAAATCTTCTTCATCTAAGATAGAGGATTTGTATTTTTGAATGGTTTGCTTGGCGACTTTCTTAATGAGTCTATCATACTTTTGTATTTGGGCTAGAATCATGAGATTGTAATTCCAAGATGGTGCCCAACTAACGGATATAGCCCATCGGTAATTTCTACCATTGTGGCTTTTTCAATAATATTTTTGCGTAAACCATAACGACTATATTCCTCTAATAAATCTTGCAGATACATACTTTGCAAAGTTTCTTCTTCAGACACATCTAAGAACCTTATCAGGTTCGAAGGATTGTTGTTAAATAATTTCTTGATTCGGAACGCCGGATATTCTTCTTCCTTACAAATTTCCTGTATAAAAAATGAGAGGTAAGCAAGCGAAGCATATTTAGGGCATTTAATAGTTATATCTTGATAATTTGTTTTAAACTCCCCGTTTTCATAGGTAAACTTATATATTTTCTGTTTATCTAATAGAATATGTAATATTGCGTGATTATCTCCTTCATTATAGAAATATTTAATCAGATAATTGCATTTTTCCAGAATCTCTAGTGGTGTCAAGTTTATATCCTTCTTTAACGAACCAGCCGCCCTTACCTTTATGTACCGTTAAACAAAACATTTGTGGGGGAAATAGATCATCTTTTAGGGTGGCATACAATTCAGGGAAAATGGGTAAGCGATCAACCTTACCCGTAGCATCGTGCCCTGTTACAAAACACATCTCTTGGCCGGGGTTTTTACCTGTCTTAGTAACTGTAGTCTTTACATCATCGATAATAAGATGAATCTGACGAGTGGTATAAAGGGGTAAACTATCATGTAAGTCTTGACAACCATAACCGGCTTGTTCAGAGATATTATCAAGAGCGGTAGTATTAATGGGCAGGCCCATATAGTGTTTTTCAACCTGTTCTACCCATTGGGGATTGTCGAATTGGTTGAGTTTTAGAAGTTTAATTTCATCTTCTAAAGTTTCTTTTCTTCGCTTGGTGGCTATGCTAACTACGTCAGTAAGTAAATCTTTTAAAGATGTTATCGGTTGGTCCGAATTATTTTCTAATAAGTCGGCCAACTTTTCCATTTCTCTTTCAGTTAGGCTTGTACACAAAGTGTATACCGTGAGCAAATCTGATCTACTCACCTTGGTATCGGCAAAACAACCCGTTTTAATAAGGGCTTCGCCCGTAGTTGCTTTAAGTTTAAATCCAAATCTATCAGTACAAAGGAGCAACAATACTTGCTGCCATTTATCAATCCGAGGAAGTTTCTTTACTTTGTCGATGCTATTTCCAAAGTACTTAATATGGCCCAGCCCATATCGAATTGCCCCATTCTCTATTGCAAAATTCTCATTTTTAGAATTAATATTGGGGGCGAGGAGTTCTACTCCAAGATATTTGCGGCCCTCATTAACAATTTCCTCTATTTCATTCCACTTTCCACCAAAGGTTTTGCCCTCTTTTTTATGAGCCTGTTTAAATTGGGCATAACTTAAGTATACAGCAAGGGATTGTAATGGATAGTTGGCTTTTAGATAGGCACTTTCATATGCCTTAACACCATAAGCAAATGAGTGGGAAAGGTTAAATAGGTATCGCCCACAATTCTTAATAATCTCAAAGAGGCGGGCGGCAACCGCCGCCTCAACTTTATTAGTCAAACAGCCTTCTACGAATTCCTTACCAATCTTAAGAATTTTCTCTTGATTCTTCTTACCTACGGCTTTACGAAGTTCATCAACCTTTAGGGATTTCTCTTTATCAGGAAGATGGGGCCACGCAAGATTTGCACCAATCTGCATCAATGATTCTTGAAAAACTAAGCAGTGATTCGTAGTTTCTAAGATTCTATCTACGATAGGATGAATTGGCTGAAATTCTTTAACCTTATTCTTATAGGCAACATAGTCATCGGCGGTTCCGCTGTTCAATGCACCCGGCCTTACCAGAGCTAGAATAATAGAAAGTTCCCAAAGATTATTTGGTTGAATCTTCTTGAGCCAATGAGACAAAAGACGACTTTCGCACTGGAAAATATTCTTAGTCGCCCCCGATTTAATCAATTCCCAAGTTTTGGTATCAGCGTAATTAATTTGGGAAATATCAAGTTTATTCATATGGTTCGCCGTTCCAAGCGTAATCTAAAATTGTCTTAAACTGTTCTGAGATAAAATCACGAGGAAAAGTATCCATATCCCAATATAACTTATATGCTTTCTTATATTGTTTCTTAGCGATCAGCCTAAGAAACTCTCTATAGTAGTGGATATCATCATAGGACTCCGTCCTAAAGATATTACGGGCGATTGGTTTACTCTTAACGTAATTTCTAAACTCCCTGCCTCTTGGCAACAACCAACAACCCAAATTATGAATTTCTCCGAGATATTTTCGGAGTAATTTGCGTATCTCTTTGGGATGAGAAACATCTATTTCATAGAACTTTTCCCAGTGCGTTAATTCTGCCTTTTTCTTATTCATACAGAGTACCATTTCTGCCCACTGGTCTTAAATCTTATACAATCCTTATGCCAAAAACGCTTGCGTTCTCCAGAGACTAAGGCTTCCTTAAGGGAAGCCGGTGTTAAGATACAAAACCTACAATCGGGGGGAGTGACACCCATAAAGTTTATTATACAAACGTCCTCACGAATATACCGTTCCATTTGGGCAACTTTTAGGTGAAAATTTGAATTAGACACCGTTCTGCTGAATTTTATCTCTATCTTTTTATCTCTTCCACCTTTTTTGTGAAGAATAAAATCGGCGGCGGCATGGGCCGTACCGGGTTCTAAATATTCTCCAGAGTTATCAACCCCATTATCTGTAAAAGAATAGGGGGTTTTTCCACCGCCCTTAGTTTTGTTCAACCATTCTACATACAGGCCCATAAGGATCTTTTCTTGGGCCGTCGCCGCCTTAATATCTGCCGCAAATTGTTCTTTTGTTCGGCTATCTAGCCGATAATCTTTAGACTTCTCCATCGGGATTAGCCTCATCTAATATTTCTGTGATTTCATCTAAAATAACTTGGGCTTGGTCCCATAAAGACGCTAAATGACGATCCTCAAAATCATCTGAATCCATATACGCTGTGACAGCGTAGTCTAATCCTTCTCGATCAACAATTTGGGCAACTTGCTTATTAGACTTTGTTCTTTTCTTACTCATATTTACGAACCCTTTTAATAACTTTTAAGACTAACCATATAAAACAAATGAAGAAATGGTGGCACAAGCCGTTTCGGTAATTTCAGTGGTAGATTCTGTTTTTACTGGAATCCTATAGGATTCCACTTCCATCGTTGGTATTTGTTGTGGTATCATTTTTTATTTATCGCACTTAAAGGGGTCCAATTACCATTAGTACTAATTACTAAATAATTCTCTTCCTTCTTCTTATTATCTTTATAAGCATTCAAATATACATTAATATGTCGTCTTGCCAATTCTTCTGGTGTAGAATCCTCAAAGACAAATTTGAGTAAATTGTTGGTCATTTTAGCCAAAATTGTTTTATCTTCCGAAGTAATTTCTGCTGGAAAATCTACAATAAGTCGCACAGTGTGTAAAGTATTATTTTTAGCCTTAGTCTTTTTCGGCGAAGCCTTTTCGTGTAATGCTAATTTAATTGCCATAGATAATTCTTATCCTTTCTGATTGCTAGGCAATCTTCATTTTCTTAGATGCAGTCCTAAAAAACTTAAGCATACGACGTAAAGCCTCTGCTGTTAACTCAACGTCCTCCATAGCCCCGTGCGTAGTTCCCGATCTCTTCATGTTTAACTTCGCTAAAAGGGTGTCTAGATTCCATCGATTTACCGTTGGATCTGACTCAAAGAGACAAAACATCATAGGTAAAGTGTCGATAAAGTGGTAGTGCCAAGGGGCGTCTTTGTCACTTTTAATAAGGCCGCATTTCTTTGCAGTAACATTGATAAATTTGTAATCAAAGGGGCAGTTATGACCAGCAAGGTAGGGGCGGGTACTGTCTAACTGTTTATCATTCACCTTATTACAAAATTCCATAAAGTGCCGCATGGCAACTTTGGCGTCCACTCCCTCCGTCATAGCCTTTTCATAACTTTCCTTTGCTACCTTAACTGCCCCAGCAGAAACTATTTCAAGGTTCTTGGGTTTAATAAAAACTTGGAACTTACCGGCGTGGTGAGGTTCAAAGTCATGGGCGTTAAGGGCAATTGCTGCTAATTCAGTAATTTCATGGCCATCGTCCACTGAAAGTCCCGTAGTCTCCGTGTCTACAATTAATATATGTCGGTTGTTGATTGTTATTTCCTTTATTTTGTAACTTTTATCAAAAGTTATATTTCTATTTCTTTATGGTCTACAGTCACCTGCGGTACCTCGGGCAAACCCGTTTGTATTACTTGCTGCAACGCAGCAATTTGTTTTGGTACGAAGTCTGCGACGGCTGTAAGATCAGTAACCCAAGAGGAACAGAGTGCCTTATAATCAGTGGTTACATCCTTCGGATGTACTTCGTATACCGTGGGTTTTGCTGACAAAGTCACCACTCTTAACTTACGAGTTTGAGGAATCTTTTCCAAAATTTTTAGGGTTATTACCTCTGGTAACTGCTTTGCTTGACATTTCATCTGATAGACGGTATCACCAACATCAATAACTTTTCCGTCATTGGCGATAGCCTCAAACTTGAACGTAAAAGGAGTTTCACTCATGATAAATGCAACTTAGTAGAAGGAACGGCTTGGGCCGTAACTAATTTACTTTGTTTCCGTGCCTCTTCTTGTTTCTTCTTATATCCATCCATGATGGAATCAACCTTAAGCATTGCCTCATGGGGCGTCTTAGCCCCCGGAATTGGTAGGAAATTCTCAATAAGGGCAATATGAGGGGCAACCCCAATAGGTTGTTGGTTGGAACCAACAACAGGTAACATCCCCAAATTAGCCGGAACCAATACTACCGCAAAATATTCGGGCGGAAGTTCCATCTCAGTATGGGAGGCATCTGCCTCCATATCCATTATATTGGTCTTACGACCTCCGAGGGTGTAATACACCCTCTCTTCTACTTGTCTACCTTCAGCATCGCCATAACGCTGTGCTTTAAAATATTCCAATTTTATCTCCGATAAAAATTAAATCCGATTCACTAACCATTTATTACATTTACGCACTGCTTTTTCACGAGAATTAGCAAAGCCTTTAAAATGTTCATATTGAATAAACTTATTCTTACCTTCTCTTTCAGACCAAATAGAATAATGCCAATTACCAGTAGAATTTTGATAGGCAATCTCAATCATATATTTTCCTACTATTCTTTTAAACGACTTTTTTTCTTGGTTGGTTAAATGTAATGGTAATAATAATAACATTAATTACTCCGTATCTTCTTCCAAAATTCCCACTACAGGCTCGTTCGAACCCGTATTAATCATCTCTATAATCTTATCAATCTTTTCATAGGCAGCAACACATAAAAGATCATATTTAAGTGCCCCAACATACTCTGCCCATTCCATTTCTAATCCTAATATTTTTGTACCGTCTTTTTCAATAAAAATTGGAAAATTTTCATTTAAATTGTTAGGAGAAATTACTACGCCTGCGGCGTGTTTGCTTCTAGAATAAATCGTGTCCGAAATGCGGACGGCAAGATCAAATTCTTCTTTGTATTCCTCATATAGTTGTTGCACGGCAAGAACGTGATCCAAATTATACCGTAAAGTATTATATTTGGGATCTTCCTGCTTTAAATCCTCAAGTTCATCTTGAATTCTAGCATAATCAATCATGAACTTTGTAATGTCGTTGACTTCCTCTGGTGTCAACGTCCCCAGTGCCCTGCACACTTGCTTAAAGGCACCCTTACCATCATAGCGGGCATAAGTTACAATGTATGAAGCAACTTTATCACTTCCATATTTCTCTACAATATATTGCTTCATTGCCTGTCTAAAGGAAGGACAAACATCAATATCCAAATCTGGTAGAGATATATTTTCAGCAGAATTACGGGCAGAATTATAGAATCGGGAAAACAGTAGGGATTTATTAGGATCATAAGGAATAGTTTTATCGGGCCATATAGGATCAATGTCTGATATACCTATTAGATAGGCAATTAAACAACCTGAGCCAGAACCTCTAAGCCCACAACTATATCCATTCTCCCTAGAATAGTTCATTAAGTCTTTAACAATAAGAAAATAACTAGATAAGTTGGCCTCTTCAAAGGTCTTTAACTCCTCTTTAATTCTATTCAGATAAACATCTTTAAGGGCCGGGTCGTTTCGGCACAACCAGTTTAATTTTCTTGATGCCCAGCCGTCCCTACATAAATTCTTAAGGAGTTCAGCCGCCTCGGGTGGGGCGTATGATCGCCCTTCTAGGGAAAAGTTTGGGATAAATGGCTTTGCTTTTAGCGAAAATGGGGAAAAGCCAGATAAGTTGAGATTGGCCGATGTAGTCAGGGCAAAAGTGTCCTCTCCAAAGAACTTAGCAAATTCCTTGTGTTTTTCAATAACTTGGGGGATTTCTGGAATAGTACAATCTAACCGCCCACTTAAAACTACTTGATGAAGAATTTTGTCCTCTACCCGAACATAATTGGATTGGACATTGGTTTCCGTAAAAGGAATACCCTTTGCCCCTAATATTTTTGCAAGGGCCGCTCGGCCCTCAAAATCCCCAAGGATTATGTCCAAATTGGTCAGATTCGACAAAACATCTTTTAACTCGAAAAACTCCTGTTTTTCGACCTGCATTGTTGACAAAATCTTTAATAGACTATGCCAACCTTGTTTATTTTTACAAAGGGCACTAAGATGTCCATGTCCTTCGGACAGTTTTACTGTAAAAGTTGCCCCTAATATGGGTACAATCTTATTTTCCCGTTTCTCATTAACCTTATTGACCGTTTCTAAAAACTCTGGGCAGCCAGCAAGACTATTTAAGTCAGTGATAGTCAGATAGGGTAAATTAAGTTCTGCCGCCCTTTTAACTAATTCATCAATATGACTTATTCCATATCCTACAGAATAATGGGTAAAATTAAGCATTAAGTGATCTCCAATCGGGTTAATTTAGGATTTGAGTAATCGTTTCTCGCTGATACTTTCCCATTAATTGTAAGTTGGGTCATTTCATTACGAAATTCATCCATGCCCAGTTTATTAAACTTCTTATAGTATTTCTGGCAGATGGTTTCAGGATAGCCGGGTAGTTTCTTATAAGAAATATTGTCTCTTACAATCTCTTCAGGAATGACCAACCCCTTTTTCTTTCTAAAATTTTCGATTATAATCTGACCGTTGTCAGATTGGAATTTAACGGCTAATTCACCAAACTGGCAAACATAGTTGCATTTCCACTGATCACTCACCTTAATATCTATTAAACGAGTTGGATTATTGTTGGATTGAATTTGTTTAAAAATTCCTCTGAATTCTTCTAGCGTTTTAATCCATTCATCCGAATCGTAGGAGATAGTAACAGGTTTGGATTCTTGTGTAAAGAATAGGGTAAATATTCGATTCTTATATTTGGGATATAAGTACTTTATAGCCAAATCATACATTCGTAACTGCGTATCAGTTTTTAACTTTTCGTGCGTTTTATCTTCGCCAGTGATCCAATCTGTAGATTTACCAGTTTTGTAGTCAATAATATGAATAGTATTCTTATCTTGTTCAGTGATTAAATCAATGGTACCACGTAGTTTAAGGTATTCTCCGGTTCCCTGAATTAAAAAGCCCGGCTTTTTAATCGTAATTTCAAACTGATGTTCGGTACGGAGGACTTTAAGATTAAGGGGATTAATAAAGGAGACTGCTAAAATATTAGCAAATTGTTTACGACAAAATTGCTTACTTTCTTCATCCCATTCAAATCTACTAGTTTTAACTGTGCGGTTGTATGCCACATTTAATAGAAACTCGGGGTCAACTCTTTTACCCTTAGGCTTACCTCTTTTACCCTTAAGCCTATGAACCCTCTTGGCTTTGGCCAATAGCTCAGCCGCGAGATGCACGCAATTGCCATACTCAGCTTTTTGCCCACTTTGTCCTAATATTCCTACGTCATATAATAAAAAGTATTGCCATTCACACCCGGCATAACTATTAGCAGTCGAGGCTCTCAAAGAATGTATTTTCATGTTAAAGTATGTATTTCTATGGGCAAATTTAATTTCTTGGCTTGCATCCACATGTTTTGGCTACCTGTTGATTTTCCGTCCCACAAAATTATAACACCATCAGCATATTGGGCCATTCTAAGGTTCCTGTTATGACCCGCAGTTTTAGTGCGGGTCCATTCCCAAGGTAAAACGGGCATAATAGTAAGAAGTTTACAGTGTTTTCTGGCGAATTCTTCTCCAATATGATCGACTCCGAATGCCCCGCCCGAAATCACTTCCGTAATATCAAAGTTGCTTTGCAACAAATAAGGTTCACATCGAGCGTAGTCCGTAATGCTGCGAGAACCAGCGATAATAATTTTCATGGTTTATTAATATGATATATCGTGCCCATTCTTGACGGTTCAATCTTCAATGATCCCCCCTCAATATTTGTAAAGACGTAATCTACGATTACGTCAAGAATACCAGAGGGCAACCTGTTGGGCAAAACAATTGATTGCCCTTCTATTAACTTCATAAGTTCGTTACCAAACTCATAGTTTGGATCGGTGTAATATTGGTTGGCAAATGTTTCATAATTCATATTAATCTTCCTGTGTTTCTTGCAATAATTCCATAGTGTAAACGGTACCTTTGGCACTTGTTTCCACGCATCGTATGGCGAAGCCATACTCTTCCAGTTTTGCCTGTGCCCTCGGGTCGATACTCCCAAAGTAGCAAAGTACTTTGTGCTTTTGGGGTTTGCCCGCTTTAAACCAACTCTCATAGAAAAAATCAAAGGAATAGGATAGGGTACCAAGTTTTGGAGTTTTGATTTCTTTAGTTTTTGACATTTTCCATTTCCTCTATTAATTTCAATAAAATCTGCCCATGACAGAAAAGGGGTGTTCCCTTTTCAATTCCCACGCCCCCTTTAGGGGCACAAAAACATCCCAGTGTTTTTCCTCTTAGGTTGGGCAATTGTTTTAGTAACTCGGGCTGTTGCCGTAGCCACTCTTCATAAAGGCGTATCGCGTCTTTGCTAGAAGCAACCCTTTGAGTGCCCGGAACTCTACTTAATTTAACTGTATAAGGATTGCCCCATATGGACTTACGTCCAATGTAAATATCATAGGGGTCAAGATATATATTAACTACTTTACCCATTGATCACCAAATGCTTTCTTAAGAAAAGAATGCAAATATTTTTGAAAATTAATGCGGCCCGCAGCCCCTATTTCTAATATATATTTATTTTCAACCGTAATAGGATTTAATGATTTGTTATGAAATGATAAGTATCCAAATTCTTTATCACTTGTATAATTTAGATTAGTAAATCCCCACTTCTTCCTTTTCAGCATTTTTAATTTGCCTAAGATAGCATCATCGATAGGGCCGCTACTTTGTATTTCTAAATCAACCTCATATTTTGTAGGTTCAAAATTAATAGTCCAATTTTCTTTGATTAGAACAATCATCTTGTCTCCCTATGAGCAACCTTGTTATCCTTACTCTCCACCCAATTGAAACTGACTACGTCAAATTTATTGGAGAGTTCTTTCACTTCTTTTTTACATTGTAACATCATCTTCTTATTGGTGAACACTAAATTGTTAATCTGGTAAATAACCTGTTGACTATCCCCGTAAACCTGTAGTTCTGTAATCCCCCTTAAGATGGCCTCCCTGAGGCCGTATATTAGAGCATAGAATTCGGCGGCATTAGAGTCTACAGACTTATCTTTAATATATCCCCTTTGTTTGTTAACAATGATATTATCATCGAAGATGACAAAGGCCCATACAAATCCGTGTTCGCGTAGTCCAGCATCAAAATAAAGTTTATACATTGATTATAACGTAGGTTTTTTTATTGCTTTCGCAGATATTAACAATTGATTTACTTTTAACGTCAAACCTACCTTTAAATACAAAGACCATATCCGCTTCTTCTATAATCTTGTTCACTTTTTCCATATTCTTTTTAGGGGAATATTTCTTATTAGATAATACTATGGTTCTAATGGCCCCGTCTACTAATGTTTTAATCTTTTCATATGCCTGCGGCAACTTTGCCCACCTTTTTTCATCCAATATACTACTTATGTAGCATACATAGGGAATCTTAAGTTCCCGGCAGATTTCTAGAAAATCTTGCTCAACCCCAAGGTCGATTCCGCCAACTCCCTGAATTGTAAAATTATTTGCCTGTAAATTCTGAATTTTTCTTAAAAGATGGTCCCGAACCAACTTTCTTTTATCTTCTAGGTCATGTCCAGATAAAAAGCAGGGTTTGGGGCCAAAGACGGCTAGTTTTATTTTAGTTTTACTCATAACAATTTCCAAATTTCTTTTGCAGCCAGCATTTTATTTTTCCAATGTTTTTTAAGTTTCTTCCGAGCAGTATTTAAACTAAAAAAATAATCATCGCCGTAATAAAGACCTTCGTGGGCATACAAATCGTGTAAAGATAGATTTCCTATTAAACGCTGAACTACCTTAAAACGACATTCCAATTCACAAATTTTAATACATTGAACTTTAGATAATCTGGGAATCTCATATTCAACATAATAATAATTATGATAAAGTGATATTTCTTTTTTATCTTTTGTTTTCATTGTTTTAATCCGTGAGGAGTACCTTCAGTAAATCCGTGATTTGAAAGTTCAATGAATGAGGATTTATTAAATAAATCCTTAAGAGTATAACAACCCGCATAACTAAGCCCCGAACGTATACCCCCGGCTAGATTATTAATAATGTCGGCGACAGCCCCTTTACAGGGCACATATTGCGACTCACCCTCTGATGTAACATTGGTTTTGTTGATTTCTTCATTAAATTCTTCCGAAGATTGCCCACGATACTTCTTGTATAATCCACTAACATCTTCTGTGTTCCCATTAAAGACTTGGTGATTAATATCATAATAATTACCGGAGGTTTCATTGGTTCCCGCAAACAGGCTTCCAATCATTACGCTGTCAGCACCGGCTGCTAATGCTTTAACAATATCCCCAGAATTACGAATGCCTCCATCGGCTATTAAGGTTGTATTCGTTTGCATTCCATGTAGGGCACGACGAATATTAATAATAGTAGATAAAGCGGGACTTCCATGACCTGTAATTAATCTAGTTGTGCATAATGAACCATTTCCGACGTTTACTTTTACCCCATTTGCCCCTGCCGACACTAAATAAGCTGCACCCTCAGGAGTACATACGTTTCCAGCAATAACATTTATATTATTAGCAAAACCCAGTGCCAATCTTCTTACTTGGTCAAAGACTAATTGGTGATGCCCGTGGGCTACATCTACAGTAACTACACATTTCGGCTGTTTAAGCCTATTTAAGATTTCTTCAACTAATTTTACATCATCTTTAGACACGCCAATACTAAAAGCGGGCAAAAGCCCAGCCTCTTCAACTGCCAATATGTCTTTAAGCCACTCTGCTTTACTTTTATAGAACCGATGTAGGATGCCCTGCCCACCCGCCTTACCCATTGCAATAGCCATTTTACCTTCGGTAATAGTATCCATATTGGCAGAAATAATGGGCAATCTCATACCAACACCAGAGGTAAAGTGACTGGATAAATCTAATTTTTCTGAGTTTCTAGAGGGAACATCAGACCTATTGGGCAAAAGTAAAACATCATCAAAAGTAAGCCATTTACGGGGGGTATATTCAATGTAGTTCGCGTCAACAAATCTCATAATACTTCCTTTACTCTTTCATAAACCAACTGGTTCTTATCACCCAAATCCATTTTTCTATTATCAACAACAATAAAATTGCTGAATTTTTCAAAATTATAGGAATTAAGGGCGATTTCACTATCATGCTGCATATTTAGGGGATTACGAAGTAGTCTTACGACTACTGGCTCAGACTCAATGTTCTCAATATTTGAACGTGGATTATTCTTTAAATCAAAGATATCTAGTTCGTTTGGAAAACGAACATCAGTAAGAATAGCATATCTTGGATGATCCTTAGTAATTTCTACTAAAGTCCTATAGGCCCAGCAATCCCCATAAAGCCTACGACAGATATTTGTGCCGAATACTTGTAGGAATTCCCGGCCAGTAAGGTAAGTAGTATCCTTACCTTTTGCTGCTAATTGATCTCGTTCATTATTAGATAGGGGTAAATCATCCCATTTAATATGAGTCAACTCATTCTTTTCAGCATCTGTCCCATATACTTTATGTCGTTCGATATTAAAGATTTCAATAGCAATATCTTTTAGGGCTGTAGCAAAAGAATACATTTTAACCCTATTTTCTTCTTGATTTGCTACCTCTTCTTCTAATTTGTTACGTAAGAAGAATCCCGCAGTATCCTTTCCGCTTTGGGCACGCCCAGTTAATAATATCACTTTAGTTTTGTACATATTGATTTAATAATTCCTTTAATTCTTGGAGTTCCGAAGGAACCATATGACCGGGATCTTTCTTTAATTTTTCTTCGAAATTCATAATATTGAAATAAAGAGAGCAGTTTTTATTTACAAGGGCCGCACCGATTCTCCCGCCCTCATCGGGGTCAAACAACGTAATTATATTGCGTATCCCTAATTTTAGCAATATTTTTCTCTGATTTGCCGTAATTTTGTTTCCAAAGGTGCAAATGGCATTATTAATTCCAACAGATTGAAGTTTAAGAACACCTATACATCCTTCTAGTAAGAAAACCGTATCTGTTTTTCTGACACGATCTATGCCAAAAAGACATTCTCGCCCGACATAATTGGGATAATGAAACCATTTAGGTACATATTTATTGTGATCATACCTATCTATGAGATCAGTCTTTCGCCCTGTATATCCTACAATATCCCCATCTTCATTCTTGATGGACAAACAAGCCCGCCCATAAAGACCGCTTTTACGATCAATACAAATGTAGGGGTAATAGGAAAGAATAGTTTCGTTGGGCACGCCCCTTTTTTCACTAAAGTACTTAGCCCCTAAATGGATATCCGGGTGATTATTAGGATTAAACTTCTCAAGTTTAACCTTCTCTTTGATTTTCTTAACAGCATAAGCCTTGGCTTCTATAGTATCTAAATCTACATCAGTCTCAATTTTTAGAATAAAAACTAATTCGTCTGCCGCTTCTCTAAGGGAACACTGCTTTAGTCCTCTTACTAATCCAAATAAATTACTCCCATATTTTTCATGGCATCTGTGAGTGAAGCACTGCCATTTTTTGTGTTTAGTAGAATAAGAGAAACCATGAGGATTGTCTCCATCGTGAATTGGGCACGCACAGACTACATTCCCATTTCTACGTACCGGCAGATCCAATTCTTTTAGAATTGCCTCATCGTACTGATTTGCTATATCCAAAATATAACTATAAGGGAATTGTGTCATCGTCAAAGGGGGCTTCCTTTGTATCTACCGATACCGTATTTACTTTAGCGGGTGTCGCCTTAGTCCTATTATTTATATTACTCTGACCTTCCTGAATAAGACCACGGGCAAAATCACATTTCATATTAATGTATTCGCCCTCATCCATACCTGCCCCGAATCTGGATTTTACGGTTAAAATCTTACGATTACCATTTTTCGATGGGTCAGCCACCAAATCTTCTTCTTCTTTCTTACGAAAGATTGAGAAACTAGAGCAAAGACGTAATAGGCGATCAGAATCGGCCAAGGTACCTTCGCCAGAATTATTAATACCATCTCTATTAAGTTGTACTAGGGAAAGGATGGGCAAATTAAATTTGACACAGCAATTATGCAAATCAGTAATGATTTGGCCCAAGTACTGGTATTCCTTCATCATATTACCATCGGTCAGATCCATAACCTTAATGTAGTCTAGTACTACTAAGCAATCTTTAGCCGAACCATCGGGCTTAAAACCAACTTCTTTAATAATCCACTTGCGAATTTCAGAAATCCAATGGGAATGGTGAGTACCAGAGATATTATGATAGAAAAACTTCTTATCTTTTAATTTCTTAATAGCCTTATCAATATTGATTAGATTTGCCGTGCCACTTTCAATATCATCAATGGTTTCGCCAGAGATTAGTGCGGTAAACCGCGTAAGCGTAATTTCTTCACTTAATTCTGTATCTAAATAGAGGGTAGGGATATTTTGATTAATCGTATGGTTCGCAACATTAATACCTAAAAAACTTTTGCCTTGACCAGATCTTGCACCTACAAGATTCACACCAACTCTTAATCCACCACCAATAGTTTTATCCCATAATGGTAAACCACTAGGGATCCCCCTACTAACATTCTTATTATTAGGAATCTTTTCGGCAAACGCGGGTAGAAACTCGACAAGATTAACTGTCTTAAATCCACTTACTAAATCAGTAGTAAAATTGGCTAAAGGTTGTTCTACTCTTACTAAGATATCCCGCAAGGATTCTTCATTTTGAACCTTGTTTAAACTGTCAGCCGTATTAAGTAGAGTGGTTTGAAGATTTCTTATTAAAGAAATCTTAGCAATCTTTTTAGCAAAACCAACCCCTTCTTCAATTGACAAATTCTCACTAGATAGATTTTCAAGATATTCTGAAAGATCGTATTTACTAATAAGATTCTTATCGATTAGTTGAGTTTTAGCCAAAACAGCCGAAATGCTAGGATTAACCTTGTTGGTTCTAATCTGTTCAGTAAGAACATCGAAAAGAATTTGGTTAATGCCAGATGTAAAATCTCTAGGTTTTAAAAATCCATCAACTTCATAATAATATTTTTCTCCATATTTAAAAAGGCTTGAAAGAACAAGTCTCTCTGCTGCTACATCTTTTAGATGGTCTGTTCGGTCTTGCACTTTGGACATTTGACTTTTGTTTCCTGTTTACCGTCATCAAAACTGGTTCCGACAACAAAACTGGCTCTGTTAAAAGAATGATCGCACTTAACACATTTCATCATATTATTAGATGGTCGGCGACTACCCTTTTCCTCTTTGATCTTATTTGCTGCCTTTTTAAGTTTCTTACTATATTCTTTGTCCTCTGGAACAGTAAGAATCTTCATCTTTTTACCTGTAAAAGTTTGTCCCGTGGTAGGTTTCGTTTTAGCAGGACGACCCCTTTTTTTAGCACTTTGGATCTTTTCTGGAATTACTTCCGCTTTTTCAAGGCTTGATACATAACTATCGTCTGTATCCTCTTTAATACTACCTATTTCGACGGTTTTACCCGTCATCATAGTATAGCCTTTAGCAATAATACTAAAGTCCCTTTTCTCTAAACCTTCCCTAATTTGATCTAATGGATTCATGGTCTTTCCTTTTACTGTAAATAATGGTTTTAAGTGCGTCACAAATAAAATCCATCTTCTTCGTTATATCAAAAATTATATCTAATTTTGCCTGACATTTCAATTTTTCTTCTTCGAGGTCGTTGGCGGTCTTGTGATTGGCCCTAATGTACACATCTTGCGATGTGAAGTAGGTTCCTACTTCCCTTGGAACATTGATTAATTCTTTACCCACAATATGCTTAATATTGCTTTCGCACCAATTTAAATAAGACCGTATCTTGTTCTGTTCTATTTGTACATAGAGACTGTAAGCACTAATTTGTAACAAATACTGCTGGGCGGTCTGCCCATCCATCTTTTGTATAAAATCAGAATTAAGTAAATTCTCAAATAAAGGGGCGAGGCTATGTTTTGCAGTAAAAACGGGGAAATTAATTTCCTGTTTCATCGAAGTAATTTCAGATGAAATCTCTTTTGGGTCTAATCGTGACAAAATTAATCCTCTTCTAAAGTATCCGTATCTTCAAACAAATCTTCTTGATCTGTATTGTCCATCTTATATTCTAAAATCTTCTCTAAATCATTAAGTAAGAATTTTTGTGTTTTTTCATCCAAAGAGGTTTGGGCCAATTCGGTTGCCATATTTGCTTTAAGGAGTAGATTGGCAAAGTCAGCAGCCAATTTATTGCGAAGTTTACCGGGACGAATAAGCCCTTTGGTAATCTTACCGCCCCTTTTTCTATACTCCCTTTGAATCCATAGATTCTTCACAGAATCCTTTGTCCCCACAAAAAGTTTATCGGCCTGCTGTTTTAACTCGGCATATAACTTCTCATCTACAATTTGCATGAATCCAAATAAAATCATTCTACACCCAACTTTTCTTTAAGTTCTTCAATAGAATATACACTCACAAGTGCTACTCTGTTGAGATCGCACCATTTTTGCTTACGCAAATCACGATCTTGGGCGGAAATGAAATTCCGGCGTGTTTTATGGAAATGTTTAACAAACTCCCCATGCTGCCTCCCTTGAATCTCTAGGGCGATGGCCCTAGCCGGAATGAAGAAGTCAATGTAGAATTTATCATGGGGAACATAGAATTCTTCGAGAATTTGATCGTGCGGATAACGGGTTTTAATAACTTCGGCACAAGCCGCCTGAAACTTAGAACGGCTTTCATTCTTCCATTTTTTACCAAAGGTAAGAGTAAACTCTTTCCCTTTTAGGGATTTGTATTTCATAGCGTTTCGCAAGCATATTGCGTTAGCAGTATTTGATATCCATAGTGGGCTATGGCCCACGATCCTTCATTTACGAGATAAGGCACAACCTTGCCCCCCTTTCCACCATGAATAAGCCCACAATCATCAACCAAAATCAAGGATTTTGGGGTTAAAAGAGGTAGGGCTAATTGAGCCTCTTTAACAGCGTGATCCTGTGGGGGGTTTGGATCGCCTGTAGTACAGAAGTCCATAGAGTCTAAATATAATAAATCTATGGGTTCTTTGAATTCCTTTAGGAATTCTAAGGAATCTTGGCAAACTAGTTTGGTCCTATCGCTTTCGCTAATCTTGCTACGTGCAAAAGCGATGCACGCAGGGTCAATATCTACTGAATAAAACTTCCCCCCAAAAGTATTAACGTAGTCGGCCCATATTAAAGTGGATAAACCATCCCCCGCCCAATTATCTTCAATGCGGGCACAACCAGTTTCTACAATTATGGGGCTTCGCCCAATCTCGTGTGTACGGGCGTGTAATAATTGAAAAGATTTGAAGAAAGTGGGTGCCCGCCCACCCAATAAACTTACATACTTACGAAAAAAGAAATCTATCATTTTATTCCTTAATAACAAAAATTATCGAATTCCCATTTGGAAATGGGGTGTGATATTTAACCGATCCTAATTTTTCTAAATCATTGGTGTAAACCCAAATCGGTGGATCTTGTTGTGTTTTGATATAACCGTGTATTTGATATTTATCACGATTCTTTTTTAGGTAATCTTGCAAATGAAAATTATAACCGCCCGGAAATGTGACAAAATAAGATTTAGATTCTCTGTGTAGTTTTTCTAAAAACCTAGCCGGTTTATCATTATCTACTGGCGTATCTTTACAATAGGAATCGGTTCCGAAATGCTCGATACTAGAAATACACACAACATTTTGCCCCGTTAAATCTGTAATCTCTGCATCAATTTTTTGGGCTATTGGGTGAGGATCATAAGGGTCATAACAAATATGATTATAAAATCCATAATAAGGTAACACGGCACCAACTTCTATAATTGGACCATGATTAGTTATAAAGTTTAATGCGTGAATTATTTCTATTCCACGTTCATTAATCCAAGTGTTGTTATATCTTGCGATAAATAAATCGTCAATACCAATAATATTTTTAAATTTCATTTGTTCTACTTTATGCTGCTATACATTCTAACATTTCATACTTGTTACTATAATCCTTACGGGACTCATGAATTTCATGATCTTTATCGTATATGATCAATACGGCGTCAGCCGTTTGAGTTGCTCTAGGACAAAACAATACTTTACGATGCAACAAGGTTGCAACTTCTTCTATTAAACTATTTAACTGACTTTCTTTGGTATCAATATAAATTGTATCTTTTATCGTGGAATTTTGAGAAATTAAGTCATAGAGTCTACTAACGTTATCAAAATCACTTCTTGCTAACACTGTTAACTTTCTCATCGGGAGGCCCCTTGGGTAAGGCAATAGAACGTATCTTTGAATCTAAACTGCTTTGCAATTTGGTATCTTCACGTAGGGCCGCAACCATCGCAGCCTTACCTTGATATTTCTCCTTACTATCTTTCAAGTTATACCAAGCACCAGCCTTTTCAATCAATCCGAATTCCTCACCCAAAGAGACTAAATCTTCAATTGGGTCAACCCCTCTACCATATCGAATTGGTATAACCGCTTCCATATTGGGAGGTCCAAGGGCCGACTTCTTTAATTTAAACGTTGTATTCTTCCCAATCTTCCTGCCATTTTCATCGTCGCCGTCAATTTCCTTGGAAGAATAACAATAGAGGAAGTTACTAGAGAAGAATTCAATAGCATTACCTCCCGTAGCCTTGAGGGGATTTCCGTAACCTGTAGGATTAGCGGTCATATGGGTAATAACAATCAGATCATGCTTTTTGGCGGCAATAATAGGAATTGTTTGACGGCAAAAATCGTATAAGAATTGGGGGATTCGTAGCATCTGGCGAGATTCGCCCAACTTCGTTCCTTGTAAGGCGGTTGAACAAAGGGCCGCAATAGAGTCTAGAACAACCGAACAATTCTTATCTTCTTTAAATATCGTATTTAAGATATTCAAGTATTCTTCTGCCGAAATGAACTTATCTTCAGTAGGACGAATAATCTGAAGGGCGGGGCAACCCGTTTCCTTTGCCTGTGCTTCAGTCCATACTAAACCCGGAATGGTTCCCAGCAATTCCTTGTTAAGTCTACATTCCGCATCAATGTAAATACATTTCTTTTTGTAAAGTTTTTGGGCCTGAGCCAAAATGGTGAGGCAGAGGGTGGTTTTACCGGCTCCTGCGGGGGCGGCGATGGTAGTCAGCCTTCCCTCTAGCAAACCGCCAGAGAGGGCTATATCTAATCCTAGCGTCGTAGGAATAATTCTAGGGGGGTTGGTGACAAGATAACTGGCAGATACAAAAATATCACCGTATTCTTTATTTATTTGTCCAGCCAAATCTAAAACTTTACTCATAGTAGGCTCATACTTCCTTTATTAACTGTTTTACTAGTAGTACCTTTAAATAAACTTGGCTCTTGAATAGGTTCTGCGGGACTCGTGTCTATACACTTTAGAAGAGGCAAATTAGCCTTGACTTGAGTATTGAATAAATCATTAATGAGATCTTTTTTCATATCTAATTTTAGATATTTTAAGGTTCCCAACTTACGTTTTTTAAGTACTGTAATTAATACTTCTGCATGGAATACCTTAAGATAATCATGAACGGCTGAAATCTCTAATGAATATTTATGAGACAAGAATTCTAAATCTTTCGACTGGGTAGCATATTCTTTTCTCCAAAAGGGACAAGTAGGTACTGGTTTATTATAGTAAGATAACCAATTCTTAATCAAAATTTCAGTTATACAATTCGGAAGATTAATTTTTTCTTCCGGTACAAAGATTGATTTAAAATCATTCATTTAGTCGAACTTTCGTTGAATTTTATCGCCAGCCTGTGATTCGCCGCTTGTCCCAACCTTAAATCCCTTTTCTTTTTCGCGTTGGCGTTGGGCCGATAACTCTCGTACATTCGTATTGGTCTTAATAAAACAATCCTTTGAACCTCTAGTGTAAGCGTCTTTAACGCCGCTTTTCTTTTCACTTAAAGAATTCTTCACAAAATCCAGAATGGTCTGCTTGTGGGTCGCTAAACTCTTTTTACCGTTCAAACCATCAATGAATTCTTCTAAAGTTTCTAACTCTTGTTTTGTAAGCATTTTCTTCCTTTATATTGCTTGATTTACTTTGTGTAAGTAAGTTAACTTTTTGTTCTTAAGATATGAAATATAGTAGTTAAACGTATCTTCTTGCACTAAGATAAATTTAAAACAATCATCCTTTAAACCTATTTGACACGCATACTTAAAACTAACTTCTAAATACAATCTATTGTGAGGGTCAAATGCCTCATTTTTTTGATTAAACTTAATATAAAAAGTTTTAGATGTATCAGTAATAACTGCTTTTGCTACTGTATCTTGATCATCTAATTGAGCGAAACTAGTTCCTGCTTTATTATAATACTGAGTCTTTTTACCCTGAAAAACATAACTAGAAACCGCGTCTTTTGTTTTTACCAGACTTAATGCCAATTCGCTATTTGTTACTCTGCCCATTATTTACTCACACTAAAATACCAAATACCATCCTTTAAATCCATACCCACAACCGTAGTAAAGTTTACTGATTCATCAGGCCCAATGGGACCGTACCAGAAAAGACCTTCTATTGTTTTCATAAATGACTGCCCGTTACAAAAGGGGCACTTCGCCACTAATTTTTGTACACTTTTATGTTTTGGAGTATGTACACGATAATGCATAAGAGGCATATTACAGTCACTACAGGATATGGTTTGTTCGCCCCCATCTATATGTTCCAGATCAGACATTGGGTTTATGTCCTTCCATAATGTAGCGTTCTGTTTGGCGTGGCGTCCAACCCCGCGTGTTTAGTTTTTTCTTCTTTGTTGTCGGAGGCTTCACCCTAGGATCACCGTTTTTAAGCATCTCAGCCGTATTTTTTTCAGCCAACGCTCCAAGAGTCTTAGGCTTCGTACTATCTATAAGTATAGTGGGGCAGGAAATTATTTTTCTAATTTTTCTACCACTTTTTGGATCTTTTGTCAAATGTTCTTCTGACATAGTTTGAAAGATATCCATGATTTCCCCAGTTGGTTCATCATTGTCTGTAAGAATCTCATATGAGTATAGGGGCATTTTTATTATCCTCAAGTTCCATTTCATCAAAGAATTTATTAATATCCGCCGTCATTTTATCTATACAATCTTGTCTATTACCTTTAAACGCATAGACATGGGGCACTTCATACCATTCCCCATCATCAAGGAAAAATTTATTTTCCTTTACTTGAATCACTTCTCTTTGTCCGACGCTTCCCAAAAACACGATTAAAGTTTGTTTCATTTAACTTTCCTTGAACTCTATCCACTAGGGCTTTACCTAAATTAGGAGTTTGGTTTTTATTAGCAATTTCACTAAATTTGGCTGGATCGATCGCCCCTTCTTCAATTCCTTTATTAACAGAATTAACGATTTCCGAAATCCCTTTGTCTTTATTAATGCTTTGTTTCTTATGAGTAAAAGCAACATAACCTATGATAATAGCAATAAGTAGACCAAATCCACCTGCTACATAAAGGAAATAGGCTTGTAAGACCTTTAGAAAAATTGCTCCTGCTAGAACAGCAATTCCTACTAAAGAGAAGGTTAAACTGGGCAGTTTACCCATAAAGAATAAGACGAGGGAAACCGCTACACCCAATCCTGATGCTATAATTATAGCCGCTAAACACCTGTCGTACCATAAATCTTTTTGGGATTTTAAATCTTTGATTTCGCCCTGTTGTTTTTTAATTACATCTTCAAATTTCTTATTTTGTTTTTGTAAATTATCTATAATGGTAGAAGTATCCGTAGAAAATTGCTGATATCCTTTAGTGATATTACCACTAAATTCTAAAATTCTTTGGGCTTCTACAGCAATTGGATCAAGTTGGGGCTTTAATTCAGGTTTTTCTTTTTCGATAGTTTGTGTTTGTTCAATAATTTTATTGCTTGATGTTTCAATTTGCTTTGTACTATCTAAAACATCGTATTTAATAAAACCTTTCTTATTACAAGAAACTAATAGAACACAACAAAATATTATTATTCCTATCTTCTTCATTATTTTCTGCCTATTTTATGGGTCGCTTGTCTTAAAACTTTTAGGTTTGTTAAAGAAGGGCCTCTTAAATCCCCGGCCCCACCACCGGGTGGAGATGAGGCTTCTACTGGCTGATAGAAAATAGGAATACTTCTATTGGGCCTAGAGTTATTTGGTATATATTTTATTCTGTTACCGGCCATTATGCAACAACTCCTGAAGATCTATTACCATAAGTATCAACATTAAGGCTTACGACGTTCTTAGTATCAGCATAGTTTCTGATATTAATTACAGATGCACCACTTGAAGCACCAGTCACTTTACCAGCCGCACAACCCGTTAAGATTTCCCACATATTATCAAAGGTGATGTTATCAGGTGTTCTACCGTTTAACTTATTAACTGATCCGCTGGCTGCATAACCAGAAGCATTAAAGAAGAGGGCAAGATTCTTGGCAGAAATCGCACTACCACTGATTGATACAATATTTGCATCATATAATCCAGAAACAGTTAGATTACCAGAAACGGTACCTACAGCACCTAATGAAGAGTTTGTTGCGGCATAACCAGTTGTAAAGAAACTGGAAGTGTTATTTGCGGCGGTTGTAGAACCACCAATTTGGACCGCATTAACCGAAGGTGTTTGTGCAGAAGTATAAAAGATAAGGGGATCAATAGCAACGTTACCACTTGAAGAATAGGAAATCAAACCTAAAACGTCACCATTTGTTTCATTTTGGGTTAAGGAATAATAATAAAGACCACCCGTAATTTCTACGGGGTTCGGGGTGGTTAACCCCGATGGTGCCCCACCATCTCTAGACACAAAGCCAGAGACAGCCGAACCATATCCAGTCAATGGACTATTATTATTAATATCGTATATGAATACTAGGGCTTTTTGACTTGCAACATTCTTATAAATCATACTTTACCTTTCTTATTAAGCACCAGTACCTCTTCTACGACCGGCAATAGCAATATCACTTAATATTGGCATGGCAATCCACGCTCTAAAACCATCTGTGCTGTTATTATAATTTTTCCATGCAAGACTTGATCCTGTTCCAGAACCTTCAGTCATACAACCAGAGAAACCATAGAAATTTTGTAAATCGCCCGTACTATTCATTGTATTAAAATAATTACTTAAAGCGGCTGTACCGCTAGGATTTAAGATTAAACGATAATTAGTATTTTTCTTTACGATTATACCACTGGCAAGTTCTACAAGTAAACAACCCTGATTGCCCGTCCAATTTTTATTAGCCGCAAATTCTCGACGAAATAATAAGGCATTGGCAGAATCATAAAGACGTACTTCAGTATGAGATTGTGAACTTACTTGTGCCGTAGCAATTAAAAAGGAGGAAAGTTTACATTCAAAAGGTGTTTGAAACAATAAACCCTTTAAAGGAAGTGAAGTCCCAGAACTAAAGGTGGCACCGCCATAAGGAACATTGCCCGTATTTGCAATATAAAATCCTTGAGGAATACTCCCATCGCTATAACGAGGAACAATCATTGAATATCCAATAGGCGTACTTAAAGAACCCACAAAACGAATAGGAAAATTGTTTAAATAACCATTAGCGTTAACAGAAGAAGGATTGTTAGAATAACCAAAAAAACCACAGTTAGTAGAACTTACGGTTCCTGTCGAACGAATAACACAAGAATATCCTGAACCCTCTTTAACTTGCGTTGAAGGAAAGGGAATCCAAACAAATCCACTGGTAACAGAAGTGATTAAACCAGTTGTTGCGGCAGCAATATTATCGGCTCCCTTACTTGTATTAACACCTTCTAACACAATATTTGTAGTTGGCAAAGAACCGCTTAAAGCGGTTAGCAAAACACCGATAGAAGTAATATTGCCAGTTTTAGGGGCAATCCAATTTGCCCCAACATAATGACCAGTAGAAGCAATGGCTGAAGAAAGAATGGTATTAGCATTGTTTCCTTCAGATTGTCTAATGATCTCAAAATTTCCTAGCGGTGCCCTAAAGTTAATAAAACCCATTATATTCTACCTCTTCTAATAAAACCCGAAACATTAGAATTATTTTTTATTCTTGCAAAATATGCTAAAAGATATTCACAAACATTAAATGCGGAATCATCTGTCCATGTAATTGGGTTGGAAGTTGGGTTCCCCCACATAATATATTCACTACTATTATTGTTATAACAAGATTTTAAAGTTTCGGCAAGATAAGGCGTGTTAATAAAAAGCAAACTATCAAAACTGCCCGTCGTCATAATCCACGGAATAATAGGTTTGGTGCTGCCTCCACTAATAGAACAAGCTAAATTATTAGCATTTTGAAAATAAATATTATTTTCATAACCATCTAAAGTAGGTAAACTATATAAAGTACCCGTAATTTGTAAGGGATAAAGATCAGGTGAATTAGAATCTTCTCTTATTACTGGGGCCACTATTCTTTCCCAATTTCGTGGTAAGTAAGCGACATGACTATAATTACCGCTTGGGACTTCAAATGCGTGATAATTAGACGTTAAAAGATTGGGAAAAATGGCTTTGGCAGGTTCGTAATAACCCTTTTGAAACCCATAAGATAAAGCGGAAATTGCAGTTCTATACCACCATTGAATAAAACCAGAATTAGCTTCAGTAGACCAAGATGGTAAAGGATTTAAATTGACAGTTAATAAGGCTTCGACCCCTGACATTGTTATATTATTCCAACCCGTTCCATTTGGTGTTTGATAGATAGTAGCGGTGGAATACCGTGGATCTCTTTGTAAACTTAATCTATGACCAATATCAACCGCACCGCTTGGTTGATAATAAATAAGATTAGAAATTAATAATTCACCATCATTATGAATATATTTAGGATAACAAAGTTGTACTAAAGTACCCAGCGGAGTTGTGTAAGAATCACAATAATTTTTAAGTGCTGAGAAGAATAAATTGGAGAAACCGCTGCATTCTTGAATGCCACTGGTCATTATAAGCGTTAGATCGCATACATTTCCAGTAGCCCAATTGGTAGCATTTTGATAAGGGCTTTGTCCCGATGTAGATGCTAAAGAACCGCTTCGATAGATTGTCGGTATTCTATCGTGTGGATGACCAACTAAAGCACAAATACTTTGGCTAGATGAATTGGCAGCCCCGCCAGATAAATAACCAAAATTTTGAATACTAATAGCCCCATCATACAAACCGCTATTATAAGCCCCATAACCACGCACCAAACCACCCGCATGAAAGAAGTGGGCAACTATTTGGGCGGTTGCTACGGCAAAACCAGACAGTTCAGTGTATGTTAAGGGAAAACTGGCAGGCGTTGGTAAAGAAGGAATAGAATAGCCGGTAGGCACAAAGGCGTCTGGACGACCAATAAAAGTACGAGCCATGACCCTAATGTTGGGATGTTTCCAATTTTTATGAGATAAGTCATTTATGGGAGCATTCCATAAATAAAAGATAGGGTTATCTTTAGAGGGTGTAACGGGCTGGTTTCTCATTCCCAATATATACACTTTGGAGAAGTTTAAGACGCCAAAGAAAAAGCCCGGAAAAACCGGGCTTTAATTACACTGAAGTATGGGGTATATATATTTTTATATTAAAAAGAATATAGGGCCATTTAAAATATCGGTAATCTGGTCGATGTAATTGCCAATATTGACGCTTATAAAGAAGATTAAACAACTGGTCGTGATCCTCATTATAAACAGATTGTATCAAGGATCGATTTGGGCGTAATTTTTCATCTATTCTTATTTTCTTCTCAAGTTTATGTAGTCTATTACAGATTCTATGATATACTTTAATTCGCCCTACATACCATTTGTATCTTATTTTACGGGACATGCTCCCCCCGCACATTCTTCCATATCAATAGAACCACCTGTATCTTTAAGAGTATTCAAAGTAAACGGTTTAACTTTAGTCATCAATTCAAGGTATTTATCTTTAGGTATAGATTCATATGGGACTTGGGCGAAATTATGATCTGAGTGTAAAAGGAAAGATACGCATTTTAGACTCGTTTTATAGTTTTCCTGTAACCACTTCTTTATTCCATCTAATTCATTTAGACGGTAATAAACGGTAACACTTACAGCATTATCGGCCCAATCTGTTTGTATCTTCTTTACTAATTCTAATTGTTGAATTGCTGTCATTTGAGTAGCAATAATAGCATCTTCACAAGAACATGGGAATTCCACAATTATAGTTTTATGATCGTTCGCTCCATCAAATGTTCTAGCGTATTCCGTATGATAGCCTAAATTTTTACAAATCTCTACTAATTTATCTAAACTACTCATTCGTACTCGTCTGATATAGTATTTGTCAAAACCGGGATGTACGCCGGGAGTAGAACCACCGAGCAAACTAAGTGTTCCTGAAGGTTTAGTAGTAGTAAGTTTAATACTTTCATTCCAACCTCTTTCTTTAGACCACTCTTTGTCAAATTTTCTAAGGGCTTTATAACAAGAGTCAAGCCATTTTAATTTATCAAAAGACTGACAGATTCCAGTAATACCGATACCTAATCGCATATTCTTATGAACAATTTTAGTCGTTTTGTCATGTAAATAATTCATTGCACAAATAGCCTTTTGGGTTTTGTAGAGTAATTTAGCACAATCAATTAATTCTTCTAAAGAACTTATATTGTTTAAGAAAAGTTCAGAAAGATTACAAGATTCGCCAGAAGCGAGAGAAATTTCTGAATTTCCAGATATTACGTTATTAGCCCAAAATCGGTGATGATTTTCAATATCTATACAACCTGTTTCCTCTTCGCCTACTAAATATATAGTAGTAATTTGAGCGTAATTATTAGATAATTTTTCGCATGTTGGATTAATTGTAGCCCTCTCTCCCCATCGAATATTACAGGGCAACATTAATTTTTGTCTTTCTATTAATTCATCTACTGTAATTAATTGATTCTCATCTGTTTCAAATTTATGATTACCAGTTACCTTAAAATAAACTACGGTATTTTGGTAAATCATATTAAGTTCATAAACAGGTAATTTTCCAGTATTAAAATAACCTCTTGTAGTTTTTCCCCATCCTCTTTCATTATCAATCCAAATTAAATCATTTGATTTTACCTTTTTTATATCAATATGTTCATATCCTAAATCTGTTCTGCGTATTACTTCTACATAAGAATTAATACTGAAACAGCACGGATTTGTTCCTTCGCAATTATCTTTAGGCTGAGGATACAATTTGCATTTATTCATTGGTCCATCAATAAGACGACCATAATTCTGACTTAGTTCTAAATTAAACAAACCATAAGGTTCCCCGTCCCCATTATATCCCTTCCAAAATTCAGGAGATGTATAGTCATAGGAATCGGCGGCAATTGTATTATTAGACATAGCTCGCCAATTCGGAATATTACCTAAATCCCAACGTTTCGCCCTTAAGAATAAAATATCATCGGCATCGCCCAAAGCAAGTTCGGCAGTACGACGGACATTACCGGCTACTACAATAGAACCAATAATATTACCAATATCTAATATATCAATGCTACGAAGTTTCTTACCTTCTCTATTTTTTAATACCTTAGTAATATTTTCTAATCCGTCAATAAGAATTTGCGGGCCGCTAGCAGTACCACCAAATCCATTAATCTTTTCTCCATAACTACGGATCAAAATAGTTGAATAACTAAAACCTTTTCCGGTAACTAAATAGGCGGATAAGAATCTGCGTAATAATTCAACCCATCCCTCTCTAGAATCGGGGACTATAAAATCTGCATCTTTAGTTAATTTATGTATAATTGTTACATCAGATTTAATCTTAGGAAGTTGATGGACGTGTTCCCGTCTTACACTAAAAGTTACACCGCCACCTAACATTAAATTTTCAAACACAAAATTAAAATCTTCCAATTCCTCAATATTTGTATAAAAACAATTAATGAGTGAATTAGCACCAAAACGACGTACTGTATCCGTACCTAACTGCCATAAACTACGTCCAGCAAAACAACAACGTAAATTAAAGACATGGTCAAATAATCGTTCTGCTTCATCTTTTGTATAACCAGCACCTATCTCTTGTGCCCCGTCAATACAACGCTTTACTGTTTCCCACCATTCTTCTGTAGTGTCATCTGGTTTTAATCTTGAATAAGTTCTTTTATAGACAATATATCCTAAACCGTTGAAACCCCATTTTGGCTGAATTGTCTTGTATTTTTTTAGAAAACTTTCTGTAAGAATTGACATCTCTTCCCTTTATTTAATCTGGTAAGTAATTATAGTGCCTCCGGCGGCGAAAACCAAATAATAAAGGGTCGATCGGCCCCTTATTTAATTCTTCACAGAATTTCTTAATCTTTTTATTTTCTTTTCAATATTTTGCAGAGCAGTTTGATTTTCTTGGATATTCTTTTTATAAAGACGTTTCGATCCTCTTAACTCCCTAAGTGCCTTTGGTACACAGTTTTCTTTGTGTTTATAGAGATGTTTGGCGTGCCGCTTGTGCCAAAGATACCAATTGCCAAAACAGTAACCGGCTTGATATTTTACTAATCTATTCGATATAATAGAAATCAGTCTGAGTATCCACATCCTTCGCCTTTGGGTTGGATTGATGGTCCCGCCCCTTTACCATCCCTACCATACTTTTCCACATAAGGCTCAATCGCCCATTCAAAATTTCCATCATTTGCCCATACAGTCCCATTTGTTTTAAACTCCCTATCCCAATCATCTAGATCAGCCTTTGGCTGACCTCCTAAATCAATGAGTTTTGCCGTTAAATTATTTACATCTGAAACCGCATAAGTCATTCTACCATTGGCATATCGACGTGCCCAAAACTGCAATTGCTCTGCAATATGCAGTAGGTCATACAATTTTTGAGGGGTCCAATCTGTGCCGCAGGCACATTCGGATTCCCCTTGTGCCGCACAGCGGCATCCTTTTCCATCGCTCATGGGGTGATCTCCTTCACTTTAAATTCTTTATCTAAATTTTCTACCTCTTCGGGAGTAAGTTTGAACGTCAACCAATCGGAATTATCCATACCTAATATTGCAAAAACAGTGATATCATCTGGATCATATTTATAAAGAGCAGCAGTTACATAATATTCCTTAATAGGAATTTCGTACTTGCCTATAGGCACTACAATCTTTTTATGCCATTTCTTTGCAAATTCTTCTTGGTTCATTCGGCAAAGCCTTTCTGAGTTCTTCTAATTCTTTTTCATCGTAGATTCTCATACAGTCTAAATCTAAAGAACCATAAGAGCGATAAGCCCTTAATTCATTACATTTTTTACATAGTTGAATTTCAGTACTACTAATCAAAAAACCATCGTGTTTAAAATATTGCCAAACGTGGCGACATTTATTTAGTTTTTTATAAATCCAGTCGATCATTAGAACCTCCGGTTCCTTAAGAACCTCATTTGTGCCAACTATCTCCAATATTAGTATGTAAATACATATCATAAGAGGAAATTGATATAGCACGATCATTTCCGCTATAATCTTTTCCCGTCACCACTATTCCATAATCCTCTGGTACATGATGAATTTGGGGAACAAAACCCTTTCCTACGCGAATATAATGGATATAATAATGCTCATTTCTATGATATTTATGTGTTATTATCCCAGAAGTTACACTACTATCTAAATAGCGACTTCGAATACCTAAGGTAATTAAACCTAAAAATAATAGGGCGAGGGCGACCAGTATGAATTTATATTTATTTTTCATCTTTTTTGTTTTTTATTTTCATTGCTTCTAGTACAAAGCACACTTCATCTGCCGATCGAACAAATTCTTCATACGACTCTTGAAATAATAAATAATTTCCAGCATTTTTGATTGCTCGTCTTTTACACTCTAATAATTGACTTAAGGCGTTTGCTAATTTGGGAGTCATTTCATAGACTAGCACGCTGTGCGTTTTAACCTTATTTTTTGCTTTTCTCATTTTGATTCTCCAAATCAATATATTCAATCTTTACTTTTCCCACTTCTACCCAAAAGTTGCGTAGCAACTTCTCTTGTTCGTCTGCTTTGTATGGTTTATTACCAATTATCCAGTGAGTTACACCACAGGTTACTAATGCCCTGCTGCAATTTGAGCAAGGGTGCCCTTGGCAAAAGAGAGTACATCCTTTTAGAGAAATCCCTTCGCTTGCTGCAAATAAAATACCAGCCATTTCAGCATGGTTAATAAAACGAAGTTTTATATTAGATCCATCTATACCTCTAGAATTAGGAATTATATTATCGGGACAATTAGGAGGAAATGAGTTGTAGGAAGAAACAATAATTCTATTATCTCTTACAAAGAGACAACCAAAGTTAGTATTAACGTCTAAACTGCGTTCGGCCACCTTGTCACAAATTCCCATAAAATAGGAATTCCAAGATGGGCGTATTTTATTTTCGATATGACTACGATCACCTATTCCTATAGATTTGTATTTACGTAGATTCATAAATAATTATTACTTGTCTAAATTTTATTTCTGCAATCGGCATACCCCACAAATATAAGAAGAATCATTATTACTAAAATGGTCAGGATTATAAATCCAAACGTGTGGGCAAATCTGTTGTAATTTTTTAATTTTAATATTGCATTTTCGTATTTGTTCTAAAAGCTCTTTTCGTTTTTGAAAAACTTTTCTTAAAGTCATTTGCAGTTTTTCCTTCATCATAGTTGAATATCAAAAGGGTTAATATTTTGGGGTGAATTAAATTTTTGCTTTGTCTTTTCAATAACTTCGATATCAATCATGCGTAAAATTCCTTTTTAAAAGGTTTGCTAAATTCTTTTGTGTTTCGTTTAAATCTTGAAACCAGTCCCAAGTTGGGTTGGGCGGTAAGGGCAATTCTAATGCCTCAATAACAATTTGTAAATCGTGCTTAATTTGACGTAGCAAAATAGCCGCTTCTTTCGCATCAGCATGAGTAGTATCAATAGCAGAAAGCCGTTCAATTAAACTGCGTTTCATAATATGATAACATCTTTTTGCAGAAATCAACGATTTCGTCACGATGTTTTTCTGTCTTCTCCATACGTTCGTCCCGCTTGCGTAGTGCGGCGGCGATGGCGTCAAGCATCGTTTTGGTATTCGGATACGTGCGGAAGTTGTCGTTCACGATCTCCCTCGCCTCCTCCTCCGCCGTCAGTCGCTTGGGTTGAGTGACAGGATTTATTTCAGTGTTATTCATTGTTATCTTTCAAAAGTTTTTTAGCAATCTTTTTGATTTCTTCGGAATATGAAGATTCCATTTCTGAGCCGGGTAAATTAAGAGGATGATGTAAATCTACTTGGGCAAGAGCATCTTTTTCTAGTTGATCATATTCTCGATCAGAAATAACGGGTTTCTGTAAACAGTAATACAAGTATCTATGGGCGAGGGCAAGTTCGGGTAAACTTATTTTGTTTTTCGACATTCTTATTCTTTCTCTTCATCAAAATCTATTAAAATATTGTCGAGCATACGTTCACCGACATAACGGCGAAGCACATTCTCCCATCGGATATTATTTCGGGCGATTGCCTTCTTCATTCTGGACTCAAAGAGTCTATCGGCATAGGCTTTGAGCCTATCGGAATGCTGTACACAACCCTTATCTACCCACCAATTTCTAATTAATTCACCAGCAGATTTCATAGATCCTCCGGGTCATAAATTGTACACTCAATTCCATATTTTTTCTCATAAAATTCCAAAAAAGCCCTGACTATCCCCTTGTCGCCACCAGCCAAATTCGTTCCAATCCAAGGTAGACCAAGTGGGCGATTCATCGATTGGGCTAAATCAAAAACTCTATCTAAACACTTATCTAACGCCCCATAATTCAATTGTTGAGGGCTGTCATTATAACAACGTAAGGTCTTACCATAATAAACCTGTATAAATAAATTCGCAACGTCCAGTTGCTCATTAATTTGAACTAACTGTACCGCACCTAATAATTCTGGCTGGATCTTTCTAGCAAATTTAGCGAAGTATTGCTTGCTAACTATAGGATATGCCTCGCGTATGGCGAGAGCCACGCCCTTGCCCATAACTCCACAACAGTTGACACCGTGGGCTATAATACCTTTGGTATGATTTAAGATGGATTGTGAAAGAATCTTCATGGGCGAAGCCCTTATTTTCCCACAAAACTGTGAGAATCCGTCTTACCACAAACCGTACAGGATACCTTATTGGGTGTCCCTTTAGAACCGCCCACATTATGAACTCTCTGCGAGATGCCATATCTCGCATCTTGAAATGGGTGCTTGCACCCACATTTTAGAATAATTGTTTGTCCAGCCTTCAAGACTACGTCCTTTCTTTATTACTATTCCTATTCAATCATCGAAAGCCAAAGATACCAGATGGGATCTGGTTCTTCTTGTATTTTTTTAAAAAAGAGATGGTACTCTAAAATTTTAGACCACACACCAATCTCAAAGTTAAAATCGATTGGATTAATACCAGTACATACAGAGTTTTTAGTTAATACAAAAACCCATCCTTTATCTTCACGAGAAAATCGCAGGTTTCCATGAGAATAAGTAATGGCCGAACCGGGTTTTACTCCAGATCGAAAAACTGGATAAACTTGTTGATCTTCTATATTATTAACATGTTTATTTATCATTCCAACACTGGCAGACTCTTTTGGGATCATAACGACCTCATTCTTTACAAAAAGTTAGGCTTCGTAGGAAGTCTAACCGCTGCTCATCATTTAAGGTTTTTAGAGAATCTATAAGTTTCCCTCGTAATTCGTCCCAAAAAGACATATTTGAAGGGTCATCTTGAATCATTTGTTAGGTCCGCATATCGAGGAACCTCAGGTTCCTCTCGGGAATATTTCCTTAATATCTCTGATTCTTCCAGAATCATCCATAAAGTGGTACTTAGGTGGCACCAGTGCAACTCTACCTTTATCGTCAACTACGCGAAGCGTAAGTTGATCATTGGCAAAGTCAATCTTGCCCTGATCCAACCGACCGATTTGATAGATAGATTTAATCATGTTGCGAAGTAACACTTCGTTTTCTTTCGGAACGACGATATTATTATGACCCGCCCAAAGCAAGTCTATCATTTTTTGTAGGATTGTATCTACTTGTTGATCGGTCATGCCTTCTCCTTCGTGCTGCCGGGCACCAGAAACTCCGCGAGGGCGTGGAAGCGGGTTAAACCAGAAGCGTCAAAAGTATCATCCATATCCTTTCCAACAATCCATTTCTTATTGTTTCGGGCGAGGCAGAATCCCTCTGGCAGCATCTCTGTCCAGAAGTCGGTGATGAGGGCGAGGGCGTCCTCTGAGTCACACGATTTGTCAGTGCTTGCGTCGGTTCCTAGCCATGCGAACCACCCGATTTTGGTATGCGACGTGAGTTTGTGCGGACCACGAACTACCGCACACTCCGGCCTCGCCAAGCACACCCGTCGATATATTTCAGCGTGGGTTGGCATTCATCGCCTCCTTCGCAAGTTTCGCCAGCAGGTAGCGGTCGTGGATTTCGTCTTTGGTGTCAAAAACTTCGCACGATTTCCCAGTTGTCCATGCAGACCACACAAGCACAGATTTGGACGAAAATGCCGCCGTATTACGCCACGTTCGCGTCCATTGCCACCCCTCCGGCATCGCACTCGCGGCACCGTCGAGGGTGGGTGGGTAGGGATGCACGTATTCGCTCTCCGCGTCTAAATGCGGCTCGCCGTCCGCGTTGTGCCAGTGATCGAACGTGCATGTTCGGGTCTTCCCAAACATCCACCCATCATGCCTCGCGTGCCAGTCTTGTAGTTCTTCTGTGGTCATTCAGCCCTCTTTTTCAACATTGTATTAGCCATACTATCGTAATATTTACACTCTCATTTTATAGCTATACTAAACAGACTTTGGACTTAAATGTTTGTTTTTTTGATGAAAATCTATCCATTCTTGATAAATATTATATTTTCTGTTAAGATATATAGAAGAGTTATCGTAAATTCTATGCAATAGTTCTAACGCATTATTTGTAGACCAAGTGATTTGCTTACTGTTTAAACATGATGGCAAATTAACAATTTCTTGTATTCTTTTTTTCATAGGCATACATATACTAGATATACCACATTCTAATGAATGGTTTCTTATTTGACGAACAAAACCATCTCCATCAAAATAACCGCGTAAAAAGGCATAATTTAATTTATCAGTTTCCAAAACTGGAAAACGCATTTTTCGGCATTTATCTTTTGGTTTAATTTTTAAATGTTTACAAACGTCTTTTGATATTTGAGTCGAACTTAAAATTAAATAAACCATAGTTTGACCCGTTGATTTTCGAAATCTTGTTTTAATTTCTAAGGAAGAACAAATTATGTTTTTGATTTTAACTAAAACATCTATATCTTGAGGATGTATTTCAATAACAATTGCTCCGGGGGTAACACTGCCATCGCTAGCAATCCATCCTAAAATATAAGCTTTTTCTTCAGTATCTATTTCGGATAAAAAACAATCGTTAAGATTTTTATAGATGCAACTAGGATTATTTCTACCTGAGAAAGTTTCAGAAAATTTAATCAAACCACATTTTTTAGAACAAGTTTTAAAAAATTTTTGTTTTTTTACAAGACAAGATTTCACTCTAAAACTTGTTTTACAAACTGGACATATATGTCGATTGGCTTTTTGTTCTCGTAAAGAAAAAAAACATTTTTTACTACAGTAGTTTTTATTTCTTTTGGATAAAATATCATTTTTACAAAACAAACATTGGTTTTTTACAATTGTCATAATTGTATATACACCAAATTTGTAAATTAGTTAGACGAACCAAATCCCTTCATACCTCTATCGGTTTGGTCTAATTCTTGAACTTCGACTAGAACCACTGGTTCCAGTCTCTTAAATATGATTTGAGCGATGCGATCACCCTTCTTATAAATTTTAGCCTTCGGACAAAATCCTACCGAGGGTTCATTAGGATCATAGGATTGATAACTAAAACGGTTGGGCATTTTAAAACGAACTTTAATAGAGTTTCGATATGCAAAATCTATAATCCCCACACCATTACATAGAGTTAAATCGTATTTACTGATACTGGATCGAGCAAATAATTCACAATAATATCCTTCTGGTGGGGCTACAGCAATTCCAGTATCATATTCCACATAACCATCTTCAGAAATTATTGGTTCGCTGACGGCAGTCAAATCAAATCCTGAATCACTTGGATTCGCCTTTTTAGGTATCTGTGCCTCTGGCACCAACCTCTTAAACTTCACCTGTATTGCTTGCATCATCTTCCTCTTCTTTTATTTGTAAATTCAAACCGCTATCTTCAATATCTTCCTGCTGACGCAGTTTTACTTCTTCTACCTTTTGTCGTGCTATAAGTAGCACGTTTTCAAAATAAACAAGTTTGTCGATAAGACCAATTAAAAGAGTTGCGGTGGGCCACAACTTATTTTCTTTAGCAATTACCTTGGCCCTTGCCAAGTACTCACCCGTGTATTTATCCGCCTTCTGTTTTATTTCCTCGATATCCTGTTGGTCCATATATTATTCCTATACGAAGTCCATATTTATTAAATTTAGTAGAACTAATAATCCATTTGTCAGAACATGTGCTGCAAAATAAATATTCTGGATTTTCCATAAATATTTTATAATCTAGTAAGAAATCGTGATGACATTTTGGGCAACATCCAATATATCTAGTGGTTCCGCAGCAATCTTTAGGTTTAAATTGTAAAAACATATTAGCGTCCTTCGACGCTAACATATACACGGACTATGTCCATTAAGAAAGGGATTCAACCAAGATGCAGTTACGAGTTGATCCATGCTGACGGAAACTAAACTCCTCACCAACAAGATCTTGAGCGACCATATTATCCATAACCGCCGCAAGAGTGGTTCGATTAATAGTCACTGACCCGTTCGCACCACGACGAACCATAACCGTATCACTGTTCGTTCCACGAGTCCGCATAACAAGGAATGAAGAAGAAGAGAGGGGGCGAACGTAAACTACATCGCCCGCACCAATTTCATTTAAAAGATTCTGAGGAACCGTAAGACCCTTTTCTCCACAATACCGAGCAACGCGATCTGCCATATTAGATGGTGAAGCCGTAGAAAGAGTTACAGGGTTAGGACGAGCCTGCAAAGTTGAGCAGCAAGCAACTTGACGAGATGGGCGGGCTTCCAAAGATCCGCCAAAACTTCGCGTAAGCGAAATATTGCTTAGACGACTGTCCCCAACGGTAAAGAGATCATTAATAGCATTGATCTCATTACGATTTGAGGTTGAAAATATTCCGTTAGTGCGACACCCACTAACAACACGCTGAACCAAACTTGCAACATTAACCATAAAAACTCCTTGGGCTTTGCCCTAATTTAATGAAACTCTGTCCCGTTCTTTCTTAATAAATAATCGGGCGAAACTGACTTATAAATGACTCGTTCCCCTCTACGGGTTAATCTTTCGATTACTGGTTTAACCACACAACCTTCTCTAATATGGAGGTTTCGTCCCGAAACCATTTCAAAACCGGATGTATGGGCCGTCAAGATGGACTTTGAAAAAGGCCCTCTATATAATAATGATACGGTCGGCAGCCCATATTTTCTACAAATTTCTACAAAATTTTCGTAGTTTAGGAAGCCGTTCGCATTACGGATATCAAACATTGACAAAGAAGGCTTTGTCAATCCATAAGATAAATCTTGAATATTTCCACCGTAAATTTCAAAATGTAACCAATAATTATTGCCCAACTCTCTTACTATTTTTTCTAGTTTATATTCTTTAGCAATTTTCCAATAGATATTTTCACCTTCATCTTTAAGGCAAAGATTTCTAGAAGAAACAATAAATTCATTATCTACTAATCCAACGGCCCCATTGCAACCATGAATTTTTTCCAAAATTACAACTTCATCATTATCTATAATACCATCTAAAGTATTGTTAGAGTTTTCAATATCATATTTTAACCATCCCTGAGGTTTTGATCGGGCTTGTCCACCAAAAATGGGCGGTAAAACCTCTTCATATTTAGTAACACCAAGAAATTCGGCAACCGAATCGCCTTCGGCGAAGCCGTCTGGTACTGGGGCAAGTAGGCCAATGGATAACTGCTGACGCAGTCTTATTGCTTTAACTCTATTCTTTTGACTACCAGATAGTCTACCAACGAGTCCCAAGGACTCAATAAGATTTGCTGGTAGCACCGAATCATA